TTTTTGTGGTACTGCTGTTGGTGCTACTGTTGCCGTTGGTGCTGGTGCTGCTGGTGCTGCTGGTGCTGCTGGTGCTGCTGGTGCTGCCTGTGCTGCTGCTACTGGTGCTGCTGGTGCTGCTGGTGCTGCCTGTGGTGCTGCTCCTGGTGCTGGTTGTGCTCCTGGATCAGGATCAACACCTCGTCTCAGTGACGACCCGCTGATGCTGGCACCTTGATTTCGTTGTCCTGGTGGTTGTTGTTTCTCTAACTCTTGTTGAGTAGGTACAGCAACAGCACCAGGAGCAGCACCAGCAGGGACAGGAACTTGTGTTGCGGCGACAGCAGCAAGTGCAGCAGCTTCTCGTTTATTTTTCCATTCTTCTAAAGGATCTAGTTTATTTTTTTTATTTTGTTTTTGCTGTTCTGTGCCTTGGGCACGAGCAGCTTCTGTTTCGGGGCTGGCATTCCATGTTTTCGAAGGGCCGCCCGGCTCGTTTGGTCCACCTATATGAATTCTATTTCCACCCATATAATCAGTATTTGGAGAAAACCCACCAATACCAGCGCCGGGCATTACTTCTGAAAAATGTCTTGATATACCTGCCACAATTGCTCGGTCATCAGCGCTATTTGATTTCAATTGTCTCTTATTATTATCTTTATCAATAATATAAACGTCGCCATCTCCTGCTTTTCCATGATCATGTCTCGCTGACGATTTAAGTTTAGCTCGACCTGCGCTGTCTTGACCACCAGAGATAACATTAAATTCTAATCTGCTCCCTGAAGGAAGGTTTTTCTCTGCTTGGTGTAACGAGTAGTTTATGGCATCTTTTAAATTTTTGTCCAATGGAAATCTTCTAGTTGCACCTGCCTGACTTTCCATCACTCTTTCTCTAAATTCTCCATCTGGTATTTTTGGTATTTCTCCAGGTGGAGTATTAGTTATAGCTTTCACTACAGTAGCAGTTGCGTTAGAATCTTTTTCAAATAATTTGGGATTTTTAGCATATTCGGTATTGTAAATATCTACTACATTTACACCAGTACTCGCTGCTGTAAGAGCCTCTTTTTTTGCATTAGGATTATTATCCAGATAATCACGAAGTGGTTTTGGCCATGTATCATAGCTGGAGCTGGTGCCCGTGCCTCCTTCTACACCTTGTCTTAATCCAGTTGCCGCACCAGATTGTGAATTTGATGGATCTGTCGGTAATATTCCTGTGGCATCTGGTATTTTACTTGGCGGCTTTACATTTGGATTATTTGCTTGATTGGCATAATATTCATCCATTCTTTTCGACATAGATTCATACCATGCTTTTTCTTTTCTAACAGTACCTGCTCCATGTTCTTTGGCAAAAGCTTCTATATCTTTTCTTGAATACGCTTCTTCACCAGAAGTGTGTGTGATAGTCTGTGTTTTTCTGGCTGATGATGCGACACTGGCTGATGAATTATGTGTTCCGTATTTCGTATGATTTGAACCATTTAAGACTTCATTATGTGCAGCATCTAACTTATTGAAATATTCTGGATCACTTTTTAATTTTCTTTTTGCTTCTTGATATCTAGCCCATCCTTTAGGATCACTATTTGGTCTTAAAGGTTGATAATAATCTTTTTCCATTGTTGATTGTATGCTAGATTTTTTCTGTGCTGCATATCTATTATAAATTGATTCCATTAATTCTGCGTTTCTTCTTGGTGAACTATCTCCTTTTTCTGCGATGGATAAAGCATACATATGAATTTTATCTTCACTAGATAGTTGTTTTGATGCATTTTGTCTATCCATTGCCAATGGATTCATACCATCTGCCGATGGTGTTCCTTGTTTCTGTCTCTTTAACTCTTCTTGTGCTTTTCTAAGCGCATCTAAAAACGCATTTGATTTATTTTCATTAGCATTAGAAGAAGATTGTGGATTTTGTCGTCCTGAAGGAGCCGCTGGTGCAGGAGTAGCAGATGATCCACCACCCGATGAAGTTCCTGCACCACCATAAGAAGGGGCAGATCCTCCACCTGTTATAATTCTACCAATATCAGGCAATTGTCTAGCATAGTATTTTGGAAATGCTAATGCTAATTGAGTGGGAGTCAAGCTCTGCATTAACTCTTCGGCAAATCCACTCTTAGCTATTCCAACTCTATCTTGAACAGTCATTCGCATTAATTGCTTATAATCAACTGTGAGATTACTAGTATCAATTTTCTTAGCCATTTATTACCTTCTTTTTACATTGGCTGCTGCTTTTCTTTGTGCTGCTTGGTCACGATTCAAGTCCTCTTGATGTTTAATATACTGATTGAGCATATCTACATAAATAAACTTTTCCCATGGCATCATATTTTCGATATCACTTAAACTATATTTGTGATGCTGCATTAGTGAAAAGTTAGTCTTGAAATAATTTGTTAAACTGTCATAACCAAGCATTAGACGAAAAAACTTGCGAATTCCGAATAGACTAGATTGTGTTCAAAATTACACTTGTCACATGTAGTCTTTGATTTAATGACAAATGATGGAAAATTATCAACATATTCTTCAAGTAATATATATTGTTGACGTGTTAAATCTTCTACAAATTTAATTATCTCATCTCGGGTCAAATCTTTTGTTGTATGAACCTCATCACCCTTTACTATGCTGTCAATACTTCCAGCAATTATTCTAATTTTCTTATTCATATCATTATCATCATCAAGTATCGTTTTCATAGTTGTATAATTAGGATATTTCATTCTAATCATATAACCAGAACCAATCACTATATCACTCTTAATAGTATCATCTTTTACTATTTCACAATTTGATATATCTATTTTAGCAGGAAAAATATGATTACATTTTTTGCTGTCTGGTAGTATATTATTACATGAATACTTAATTTCTATATTTTCACCCACTGACTTTGCTCTCAATGCTATGAATAGATAATCAATATCAAAGAATGGTAGTTTTTCTATATCAATAGTAGGATCAATTAAACAATTATTAATAACTTGTTTAGTTACATTTATGATTTCTCTTTCATCTTCTGATTCAATTGCCATAAAAAGTAGTTTTTCTTCTTTGACCAAAAAAGGTCTGATAGTTACTGTTTTTCCATTTGACGGCAACTTTAGATCATATATTGGTAAATCAATCTTAGGTAATCCCATACTTTATTCATCCTTTTTCAATAAGACTCATATTGTCGTTCAAGGTATTATTAGTGGTCTTCTTCCATTAATATCTCCCGAATTTCTTTTTTCAGTTCTACCTTCAACAAGATTAAATGAGAATCCGTTTTCTCCTGTTCTTGGTTCAGGATCATATCCCATTCTACTCCAATGTGTATATGTAAACGATACTGTCAATCTTTGAAATTGATCATCTGCCCATGTCATTGGTTGCGGATTAAGAAGAATTGGATATGCATTATGTAAAGTCATATAATATGAAGCTACAGGATGATCTTCATCAGAAAATTCAGAATAATCAGCAAATTTATATATTGTAATCTCTGATCTATATTGATCACGATAATTAAAATCAAAACTGTTAATAGGGTTTATAACAAGCATCCAATCATCAAAGAATTGTCTTTCAATAGAACTTGATCTACATAGAAATGTCATACTTGTGTCTTCATATGTTGTCTGAAAAGGTAGTTTATGAGAAGGACCATAATATCTAATATCCAAGTTCATAAATCCACGACCGGGTAGTTCCGCAATCTCACATAGATAAGTAAGATCCTTAGCAAATTCACCATAGTTAATGATATATTCACCTATTGGATTAATTCTAACAGCAAATTTGGATGATTTTAATAGTCCACCTAAATCATCAGATACCGCACGAAAATCATTCATAGTCAAATGTTCTGGTGGATTCTGTATATTAAACGATGCCATTTTTTACCTTAATTGTTGTAATCAACTTAATTGTTGTAAATGAAACTCTCTATTGGTAGATTAATAACTTTGTCCCATTCCGTTGCTACAATCTCAATGAATGGACTGCGAACGTGATTGAATAAATATCGCTTAATACATGGATTAGCTAAACCGGATAATCTCTTAGTGCTCGATAAAAGATCATATGATATCTGCAATTTACTCCTATCTGTTAGATTTTTAGCAGTAGCAAACTCTTTTAGTCGTGTTAGAAATGATTCTCTAAATCCAGCAGATAAGTAATGAGTATTTACTCCAAGAAATCCATCGGAATAGGGTTCAATCGGAAATACAAGAGGATATTTGTCCCACATTGGCAAAGTTTTCTTATATTTTGCGTCATATTTGAAAAAAAACATCTTGCCGATAGTAGGAGCATTTCTCATCCTATCAGTTCTATTGAGTATATTATCCCGATACCCAGATGCGGATCGTGCGGTTCCAATAAACCAATCAATCGCTTCTTTTTGATTTTGTTGTTTTGTTGCCATACTGCTATTTATTCTTTCCAAATATTTCTTTTTCAGTTATTAAACGGAATTCCCATCCTTTATCATCACACAATTCTTTTGCTGCTTTCCATTTAGCGTCATTTACAGCCCAAGTTGTAACTTCTGTGATATATCTCTTTGTTCGTTTCTTTTGAACTTTAGGCTCTTTTGTTTGTTCAAATGGTTTTACTTCAAGCATTAGTGTTTGTATTGTCCCATCAGGTCTTTTTATTTTAGCAAGAAAGTCAGGAAAATATCGGTGATATCTATTGTCTATTGGAGATTTGTAGGGTATAGCAATTTCTTCACTACGCCACTCTATAACA